GAGGCCGAAGTCCTCCAGCGTGGAAAAGGTGAGCCCGGAGATCGACCCCGCACCGCTTCTCGATCCGTCGGCCAGCGACGCGGTTTTGGACTGTTCGGCGCCGTTCTTGAGCACGTCCACAGTGAACGCCGCGCCCACCGGCGCCTGCCGCGCGAACAGCGACACCTTGGTGATCGACACCGGCGCATCGAAGCGGAACCCGTCGAACACGACTTCCTCGTCGATCGCCGCGCCGCCCAGGTGGACGCTGAGCGTCTGCGCCGCCGCTTCGTCCAGCTTGTCCGCCCAGTTCGCGACATCGGTGGACCACGAGGTACTGCCGGTGTCGGGCTGGGTGAGATTCAATCGGGGGGTTTGAGTCGGCATGGTTATTGTCTCGCGTAAGTGTGTTCGATGGTGATTTGCAGGGAATCGCCCGCGCCCTTGTTTTTAACGGGAAACGTGATGCGGGAAAGCAGGGTGCCGTCCGCCGCGGCGTTGAACAGCCCGACTTCGGTCAGCGCCCCGGTACCGACGCCGGGGGCGAAGTCGGCGACGTAAACCACTTTATGGCCGGAGCGCGTCTTCGCGGTGAACGCGGCGCGCGCCGCTTCCGCCTCCAGCGCGGTGTCAGCGGGCGACTCAACCGTCGTGCCCGTCCCCACCGCCATGTGACTCATCCCCGCCTGCGACTGCTCGGCCAGCTGGTCGGCGATGTGTTGAAGTCCGGTGTCTACGATCATGAGAACCTCTCCTTTTAATAATGGTGAACCGATCCTTCACGGATCCGTCGGATGCCTTTAGGGTGAAGGTCACGCGTTCTTCTTCAATCCAGCCGCCGGTCATAACGCCACCTTGCCGCCCCAGCCGGTGGTGCCCCAGTCCTGCGCGCCCCAGCCGTCCGCTTCGTTTTCATACGCGCCGTCGGCCACATCCACGGCACCGTGGAGCGTCTGGAAGTATTCCCCGGCCGACGCCCAGGCTTCCGCAACGGCGGCGGTGTCGAACCAGTCCGAACGCAGACAGGAGACGGGAAACAGGCGCAGGGCAAGCAGAAGGGTGTGCATGCGTTGATCCTTGCCGGAAGCCGGTACCTGCTTGCCGGGCAGAACCAGTCCCAGCAGGCCCGCGCCGGTGAGGCCGGATTCGATCTGCACCACATCGCCCGGCTCCAGCTCGAGGTGATTGGGGAACACTTCCATCTCAACCACCGTTTGCGGCTGGGAAAATTCCGCCAGGTAAAACGCCGCCAGGTCGCTGGCCTGATCGGCCGGGCGGGTCCAGTCGAATTCAAACTCCGCCGGGTGCTCCTGCCGGCCGTAGAGGCCGATGCCGTCGTTGTCGGACACGGACACCCAGCCGCGCCGTCCACCCCGCACCCAGTCGCGGTCGTAGCGCAGTTCGATGAGGTTGGCGACGTGGTCGAACGCCGTGCGGTGAAACCGCATACGCGGCAGGCTCGTTTTCGGATCGCGGCGCACGCCGGACTCGGCAAGCGTTTTGATTTCGGAGCCGAGCGCCGCGGCGAAATCGTTGAGCGGCCGGAAAGCCAGCCGCGCCCGTCCTTCCGTGTTCCAGGACAACGTGCAACGGCTTTCCTTCATCCACGCGCGCCACACATCGCGCAGGGCGGTTTTGGTGTTGAGGATTCCGGCCAGCCGGTAGCCGCCCGGCACCGCATTGGCCAGCGCGTCACCCGCCTGGGTGAACGCCGCGTCGTCCAGATCCGACGCGTTCAACTCCGCGCCGTGGAGCAGGGACCAGCGGAACAATTGGTCGGGCCGCTCGATGACCGCATGCGGCGTGCCGGTGAGGGTGCCGGACGCGTCGTCTTTCACCCCGTCCACCTCGGCGCTCACGTCGTCGGTGGTCACCCGGCGACGCCGCGCGAACTCGATCTCGAACGCGGCGTGGATGATGAATGCGGTCCGCCCGTCCTGATCGCCGGTGTACTCGATCTCGACCACGCGATCGGTGAACCAGCTCCAGTCGCGGTTCACAAGGCCGGTGATGTCGAAAAAGTTGATGACCGTCTGCGTCGTTTTCTCGGTGCTGGCGTCGAGGCCCGGGGCGGAGCCGTGCTGGCTGACCTCTCCGCCTTTCACGGTGTCGAGGCCGTTGCCCTGCGTGACCGGGTTCGGCGGATAAAACAGCGTGCGTTCCACGGTCAGCACGTCGAACCATAGCGCACCATTGTTAATGCGGAACCGCCAGTCGTCGGGTCCCGCGCCGCCGGAGAAGGTGAACGTCTGCGTGTAATCGAAATCGCCGCGCGAAGAATTGAACACGCCGACGGTATGCACTTCCGCGCCGGTTTCGAAGGTCACCTCCGGGTTGGTGCCGGTGAAGGTGATGGATTTGAACCGCCAGTTGACGCGGTACTCGGCTTTCAACGCGCCGGTGGGCGGTGCGGGAAAGTCGATATCCAGCTGGTAGGGACCGATATCGTTGGGTCCGGTGATGTGCTGATCGCCGCCGGGTCCACTGCTGGCACCTTGAACGACGATGTGGTCGGCTTCCGACGACGCGCCGTGCAGATGGTCGGGATTGTTGACCGGAAAGCTCAGCGTGTCGAGGTGCGTGTGCGTGATGTCCGTGGAACCGCTGGTGAGCGCGACGTCATCGGCGGCGGGCGGGGACAGCTCCCCCACCTGCCCCAGGCCTTCGAACCGGGCGACGACGGAATCGTTCGGCAGTTTTTCCTCGACGAAATGCTCGACGCGCAGGAACACTTTGTTGATCTCGCCCAGCACGGGCATGACATCGGTTTGTTTGAGTTTCAGCAGGGGTTGTGCCTGGTTGATGCGCGCGTATTTCGTTTTGCCGTGGGGATCGGCGGCGTTCAGCTGCGCGGCTTTTGGCTGAACACCACTTCGCCCGCGTTCAGATCGATGCTGTACAGCGCGGGATCGGCGGGCACGCCCGCAACCTGCACGTTTCGGATGTCGGCGATGGGGTGCGCCGGGTCCGAAAACAGATAACGGTGATCGGTGACCCACTCCAGCACTTCGTCGTCGGCGTAATGGTAATCGTTGACGCCACTGCATCCGGTGAACTGCGTCGCCGTTCTGCCGGTGTAGGCGATGGTGTCGTCGTTGATCACCAGCGTGCCGGACGCGGGGAAGCCGGTGGTGTCGGCCACATCCAGCTCGCTCGCTCCGGGCGTGGCGACGGAGGTGAGCCGCGTGACGCGCGTTTGGCGCACCAGCACCCCCGGTGCGCGGTCCACCCGGCCGAACACGATGGGCCGGGTGCGGCCAATCACGGTGTCCGGCGCGTCGGGGTAATCGGCCAACGTGATGGCGCGGCCCAGCCGCTTGCGTCCGTAAAATTCCTGAAGCCCCACCAGGCGCAGTCGGCAAAGGGCGAGGTCGAACTCGATGGGATCCACCAGCCGTCCGGTCATGAGCGTGACGAGATCGCCGTCGCCCAGGCCGGCGGCATCGAACCACTGGTAAAGCGTGACGGTCGCGGATTCCGGCGGATACGTTTTGAGCAGATCGGAAAACCGTTGCGGATACAGGTTGAAGACGGCGGGGACGTTGAGCAGGGTGAGCGTGATCTCCGTTTGCGACTCCACGGCCAGACCGCCCTGCATGCGGGTGTCGAGCTCGCCCCAGTCTTCAACCAGGGGTAACCATTGCTGGGATCCGGTGGTGATGGCACGATCCGCCAGCCGCACGGTGAGCGGGGGGTACTCGCCGGCGGCGGGCCAGTCGATCTTCAACAAATGCACGGGCCTTTGCGCGGTTTCGTTTTTGGCCGATTCGAATGCGGGAGGAAAGGTTCGCATGATAACTGGGTTGAAAGGTTATTGAAGCGGGCGGTGGTTGGCGTTCATCAGGCGCAGACGGTCGTCGATGGACACGCTGTTCTGCTTTTTGCGGCGGTGAAACTCCTCCCGCACGCGCGCTTTTAAAATTTGCATGAGTGCTGTTTCCCAATCCGCGGTCTTTTTGAGCTCGCGGTAAAAGTCGGCACGCAGGGCAACGGTGTGGGTGAAGGCGGGGGTGCCGTCCTTATGCTGGACGGCGATGGGAAACACGAAAGTTTGGCCGGCCTCCTGAATGCCTTCCACCTGCACGTCGAACACCAGGTCTTCGATATTCGCGGTCTTCCAGTCGATCATGGGATCATTCCTTTCTGAGCACGATGGTTCCGGAAAAGCGTCCGGGCACGCTTTCTTCAAATTCGAAATCGCTCATCCAGCGAACGGTGCGCAATGCGCCGTCGGGGTCGGCGTACTCGAACGCATGAAACGATTTCCGCACCGTCTGGAAAAACGCCTGGAGGCTGGCGTGGTCGTCCGGCGTCAGCCTCTCGAACACCAGCTCCCAGCGCTCGGCCAGGGCGCCGGTGTCCTGCACGTGAACGGTGCCGCCCGCCGTTTCCCCCACCACCTGGCCGGGAAAGTCGCTGGCTGTTTTGAGTGGAAAGCGCGGCGCTTTGGCGGGTGTCCATTGCGCGCTGGGGGCGGCTTGAGTTGGATAGTAGAAGGCGATGCTCATCGTCCACCTTTGAGCGAGAAGATGCGAAACGGCTGCCACAGGGCTTCGACCTGCGCGGGCAGGTGCTCGCGGTTCATGGCGGTGAGCCCGGCGGTATCGTCGCCCGTTTCAAACAGCCACTTCTGATTGGCGTACAGCAGTTGCGTCCAGATCAACAGACCCTGCTTGATCGATTCCGGCACCGCCGCAGCCGCGCCGTAGCCACAAACGAACTCGATCTCCACCGCGTTGGCGGGACGCAGGATGGACGGCCAGGAAGCGGAGGCGTTGAGTACGATGCGTCCGGGAACCGACGCGGTGTCCACGAAATATTTGGATGGATCGAACGTCGCGGGCTGGTTGTCACTGTCGTAGGTTTTGAGGAAGCCCACCGATTGCAGAGGCGGCCGGGGCAGTTCGATCACCGGCGAAGCGCGATCGAAATGATCGGCAGGCAGGTTGAAGTGACCCGACTGCGGTGCATCGCGGCGCTCGCTTTGGGGAAAGCGGTCGAGCCACAACGTCCACGTCTGCGTGACCAATGCCCGGCCGGTCCACGCCTCGCAGGCACGGCGCACGGCGGTGAGGATCCTGCCGATCAACGCGTCGTCATCGGCGGAGGTCACTTTCAGATAGGCTTTGACCTCGGAAAGCGAAAGCGGTTCTTCGACCGGCGGGGTTTTGAGAGTTCGTGCCATAAAAAAGGTTCCTTATATAAGGGACCGGGCTGAGCCCGGAAACAACAGGTTGTATTTGGGATGCGCCCTGTAATCCATCGTTCGCTCTACGAGCATAAGCCCGCTTGCGGCAGGCCAAGCCTGCCCCCCTCTCCCTTGACGGGAGAGAGCTGGGGTGAGGGTGATTGATATATTCCTTATTTAAAGGAAATGGCATTAGGAGGACTATGGATCACGCCACCGGGGCCTGGGCGGGATGGCCGCGCAGGACGATGCCTGCCGCCTGCACCGAAGGCGTGGTGCCGGCGACGGTGAGCACGGCGCGGATGTAACGCTTGCTTCCCTTGTAGCCGACGCGTTGCACACTGTTGGCGGCAATGTTCGCCAGCGCGCCTTCGAGGTCGCCGGCGGCGACGGCGGTGTAGGTGACGTCGTCGTCCGATTCCTCGACCGACGGGGTGTACACTTCGTCCGTGTCGGTGAAGTCGGCAGAGCCGGTGCTGATGACGACCATCGCGGAGTCGTGGCCTTGCAGATCGACACCGCTTCCGTTGGCGCTGGCGGTATAAGCGTCCGGGGTCAGGCTATTGACGGCGTCCATGTTGTTTTTCATGTCTCGCATGGTGTTCTCCTGGGTTGAAAATTTTTAGAAGAAAGTCATCCAGGGCCTTCTCTCCTTATAAGGAGAGAAGGTTTTAAGGAAAAACCCCCCTAGCCCCCCTTACAAGGGGGGAATCATTGGAGGAATTAAGCGGCGATTTTCTGGATGACCATGGCTTCGAAGTTGGTGACGTCGCCGCCGGTGCGTTTCGTGGTGTAGAACAACACGAACGGTTTGGCGCTGAACGGATCGCGCAATACGCGCACGCCGGTGCGGTCGACGATGGTGTACGCCTGCTTCCAGTCGCCGAACGCGATGGGCAGAGCGTTGGCGGCCACGCCGGGCATGTCTTCCATGCGCTCGATGGGATGGCCCAGCAACATCTGCGGTTCGCCTTCCTTGAGGCCGGGTTCCCACAGGTAACTGCCGCCGCCGTCTTTCAGCTTCGAGATGACCTCGATGGTGGAACGCGACATGATCCAGCGCGCACTGCGGATGTACGGCGTCTTGAGCGCGTAAAACACGGCGCGCAGGCCGTCGGCGGTGATCTGGCTGGCGTGGCCGGAGTTCACCTGCCGCACCTGGCCGGGATTCGTCGTGCCCGCGGGGTAGGTGAGCAGGCCGCGCGGCTTGTCCACGCCGTCGCCGTTGATGAACGCGGAGTTTTCGACGTAAGACATCTTCGCCGCGATCTTGTGACTGAGCCATTCCTCGATGTTGACGCGCGCGTCGTCCAGAAGTTTCTGCGTCGCCTTGGGCATGGCGTAGAGTTCATGAACCGGGATGCGCCGCACGCCGATGGTGGGCGTGTCGGTTTCGCCGCGCACGCCGGTCTCGGAGGTCCAGCCGACTTCGGTGTCGCTCAAGTCTTCCGGAATCTCCAGCGCGTCACTGCTGATGGTCTCCACCGCGGCGAGGTGGCGCAGGGGCGAGCTCTCCGTGATCTGCGTGATGACGCGTTGCGAAATCTCGGAAGTCACCCAGTAACCGCCCTGCGGATCGCTGTCGGCGGAGAGCATCTTGATCTCATCGGACGTCAGCGCGCTTTCGCCCTTGCGCAGGTAGGTGTTGACGGCCTGCTTGCGTTCGGGATCGGCGGAAGGCTGCGGTGCATAACCGGTATCGAAGATGGGGCGGTTGAGCTGGGTTTCGATGCGCTCCATGCGGCTTTTAACTTCGCCCAGGTTCTGCACCTCGTGCGCGAGGCGGTCGACCTGCGTTTCGAGGAGCGGATCGTTGCGGCCTTTCTCCAGTTCGCGCAGACGCTGGTCGTTGCGCGACTTGAATTCCTGGAAGGACTGGTTGATGTCGTGAACCAATTGTTTGATGTCCTGCATAGGTGGGTCTCCTTGTGGGTGGGAAAGGGAAAAGAAGGGGGAATAAAATTTCTTTTAAACGATGAGCTTCTTAATGTTTGTCATCTTGAACGAAGCGAAGGATCTCTGTTTGCTTCCGGCCTGACCGGATCTGTGTTCATCGGTGTTCATCTGTGGTTGAGATTGTTCTCCGTCAGGTGCGCAACGTGGTGAGCAGGGACTGAAGGGAATGGGTGAGGGGTCCGTGCGTTTTGACACGGGTGACGCCGGCCTCGGGGTTCATCGGAAACGTGACGAGGCTGTACTCGAGCAGGCGGATCTCTTTTAAGTGACGCACGCGGAAATCGTCGGCATCCGTTTCCTCGCGCACAGTCTGGAATCCGATCGACAGGCCGGTGTGGCCGCCGATCACAGCCGCCATCTTCATGAGAGAGTGACGCTCCCGCGCCGTCTGCACGTTGAGGTCGAGCTGGCCGCGCACGAACAGGCCGTGGTCGTCCTCGCGCGCCTCCAGGTTCCTGCCAATCTGCCGGGCAGGG